CATCACCCTCCAAAACGGCACCAGCACCCCAGACACCCTCCTCACCGCCACCATCGACACCACCACCCGCAAAGTCATCGCCCTCCAGATCGATTCCCCCGACCTCGCCACCACCTTCATCAGCCTAAACGCCCTCCTCGGCACCCTCGAAGCCCACCTCCACCTCCAGCACCTCAACCCCCCAGCATGAGCCAAAAACCCACCGCCGCCCAGATCCTCCGCTCCTGGGATGAAACGCAAAAAGTCTTCCGCAAAAGCTCCGCCTGGCTTGCCCTCCTCCGCATCGCCGAAGCAGGCCCACGCGGCACCACCATCTCCGACCTCTACAAAAAGCACTTCACCGTCCCGGATCGCCGCACCCTCGAACGCTACGTCAAAGCCGGCCTCCTCACCATCCAGCCAAACCCCAACGCCTACGGCGCAAACAAACACCTCCAGCCCCGCTACCACATCACCAAAAAAGGCAGCGCCTTCCTCCGCATCGCCCACCACGACACCCCCGTTCCCGCCTAATTCATGATCGTCCAACCTAACTTCCTCGATCACTGGAAAACCAACGCCCTCGCCGCCAAAATCGGCCGCTTGGAGGCATTGACCGCCCTTCTCGCCCTCTGGTCCCACTGCCAAAACCAGCGCACCTGGCAGTTCCCGCATAACGAACTCATGCTCGCAGGCATTTGTCGCTACACCGGAAACCCAAGGGTTTTAGTCGACACCCTCCTCGAACTAAACCTCCTCGAAAAAACCCCCGAAAACGACCTCGAAGTCCATCAATGGGCCGAGACAAACGCCAAACTCCTCCACAACTGGGACGCCGGAAAAAAAGGCGGAAGACCCCCAAAACAACCCAAGGACAAACCCACGGAAAACCCAAGGGTTAACCCCACGAAAACCCAAGGCGAACCCAAGGGCGAACCGATAAGAGAAGATAAGAGAAGAGAAGAAAATACCCCCTTAATCCCCCAAGGGGGAGACATCGACCCCTCAGCTTCGCCCGCTCCGCAGCAGTTCGACTCTCTTGAACTTCAACACGACGAGAGCGAAGCGACCGCCTCCCCGCAAAAAAAAGAAGGGGGCCGCGCCGCCCTCGCCGAACAGATTTACGCCCTCTACCCCCGCAAAGTCGGCAAAGTCACCGCCCTCCGCGCCATCGAGCGCGTCCTGAAGGCCGGCAAAGTCCCCCCGGAGGATCTCATCGTCACCGTCCGGAACTACGCCCGCGCCACCGCCACCTGGCCCGCAGGCGACGAAGTCTTCATCCCGCACCCCGCCACCTGGTTCAACTCCGGCCGCTACGACGACGACCCCCGCGAATGGCTGCGCGGCCCCAGCGACCTCAACCCCGAGCCACCCACCTACCTCCCCAGCACCTACGACGGCCCCGAAGGCTGGCGCGCCATCATGGACGAACTCTACACCGGCCTCGACTGGCGCGCCGCCTACCCCACCTGGCAAGCCACCGAACCCGGCGACCGCGAAAAAATCAAAGCCCGCCTCCTGCAAAACGCATGAACCCCAAAAACAATGAAACCAACTAAGCCCGCAGTTCAAACCGCAGTCGTCACGCTCACTCCCAAATTGGCCGCCGAATGGCTAGCCACCAGAGGGCAGCAGCGCGACGTCATCCCCAACGTCGTCAAGAAATACACCTCCCAAATGAAACAAGGGCTGTGGGTGTTTAATGCGGAGCCGATCATGTTTGATGAGCATGGTGCATTGATCGACGGCCAGCATCGGTGCCTTGCAGTCATAAGCTCAGGCGTCACCATCGAAGTGTTGGTTGTGCGAGGCCTCTCGACCAACGCTTTTCAGTCATTGAATCAGGGCAGGGTAAGGGATGGGGGATGTGTCCTGTCCATCATGGGCGTCGCCAACAGCAGGCTCATCGCCACCATGCTCAATGTCATTTATCGCATTCAGAATGGCACCGAAAGCACACGCGGAGCCGTCCCAAACACCATGATCGAAAAGCTATGGGGCGAGTATCCTGAAATTCAAAATGCGGCCAGCCTCATCGTCGGAAACAAATTTCTCCGCCGCCATTTTCCATGCGGCTGGCTTGGAGCACTTTGGGTTTTCGGTTCACGAAAGCACGGAGAAGACATCACCAACCGTTTCTTTCACCAGCTCATCACCGGCGTCAACCTCACGCCCACCAGCCCTGTTCTCTTGCTGAGAGAACGCGCCATTAGTTGGTATAGCTCCAAAGGCATCGTCAGCGAACAAGAAAAGGCCGCGCTGATCATCAAAGCCTGGAACGCCTACATTTCCAACAGATCCGTCAAGTTGCTCAAATACACACGCGGCGGGGAATCCCCCGAACAGTTCCCCACCATTCTCTAACCCAAGCCTTTCCTCACCCCATGACCGACCTCCCCCCCGATACCGTCCCCCACTCCCACGAAGCCGAGCGCGGCCTCCTCTCCTGCTGCATGCAGAACCCCCAGGAGCTCATCCCCCGCGCCCGCACCCGCCTCGCCCCAGACGCCTTCCACCACCCCGCCCACGCCACCATCTGGGACTGGCTCCTCCGCCTCCTTGACGCCAACAAACCCATTGACCTCGCCACCCTCACCAACGCCATCCGCGAAGCCGGCAACAACACCCTCGAAAACATCGGCGGCCCCGGCGAACTCAGCGACATCTACATCTACCTCCCCGTCACCGACCACTTCGACCACTACCTCACCATCATCCTCGAGCGCGTCACCCTCCGCCGCCTCATCGAAGCTTCCAAAAGCATCATCTCAAAAGCCATGCGCTACGGCCAGGACACCGTCGAAGCAAACGCCGCCGACCTCGTCGCCGCCGCCGAAAGCGAAGTCTTCGCCCTCCTCCAGCAGACCGTCCAGGCCACCGGCGGCACCGCCGCCATCCCCTCCCACACCGGCGTCATCGACTGGGTGGAGCACATGCAGCGCGTCATCGACAACCGAGGCAAAATCATGGGCCTCCGCACCGGCATCCATGAGCTCGACATGACCATGCACGGCCTTGACGACAGCGAAGGCGAAATCCTCGTCCTCGCAGGCCGCCCCGCCATGGGCAAGACCGCCCTCGGCGTCACCCTCATCCACAACATCTGCATCGAAGACCACGTCCCAGGCCTCATGTTCTCCGCCGAAATGTCCGCCAACCAAGTCTACACCCGCCTCGTCCTCGGCGGCGCAGGCATCGACACCGCCAAAGCCACCACCGGCATGTTCAGCCACCACGACCAAGAAGCCATGCGCCGCCACGTCCCCCTCGTCCAAAAAGCCCCCCTCCTCATCAACGCCTCCAGCCAGATCACCACCGCCGACCTCCGCGCCCAAGTCCAAATGGCCAAACGCCAGCACGGCATCCGCTGGATCATGGTCGACCACCTCCACCTCATCAAACCCGTCTCCGCCCAGGCCCAGAAAGACGAGCGCATGAAACTCGTCGAAGTCATGGAAACCCTCCAGTTCCTCAAAAAGGAACACAAAGTCGTCGTCTTCCTCCTCGTCCAAATGTCACGGGAGAGCGACCGCAACGCAGGCAAACCCCCCGTCCTCGCCGACCTCTCTGGCTCCGCCGCCATCGAGCAATACGCCGACCACGTCGTCTTCATCCATCGGGATGACGAATACGTCAAATGGCACCGCCTCAGCGAAGACGCCCAAAACGCCTGGCACAACCAGATCGCCCCCCGGCGGGATCGCTCCCCCCAGTGCTGGAGCAGCGGCGAGAAATACCGCGACGACGAAGGCGGCTGGGCCCGCGAAGACTACGAAGAAAAAGCCATGTTCTACGTCCGCAAAAACCGCCGCGGCCCCACCCCCGAACTCCAAGTCCGCTACCAGAAAACCCTCACCCGATTCTCCAGTCGCATGCCCACCCTCACCAGCAACAACCCCCTCGACCACCAAATGGGCAGCTACAGCGTCCCCAAAAAGAAAGCCACCAACGACAAAGCCCCCCGCTCCATGCGCGGCGCCCAACTCGAATCCCCCTTCGACGACGATGACACCTGACACCCCCCCACTCCCCCTCACCCTCCCCGACGGCGCACCGCTCCCCCCGCGCCCCACCGAAGCCTGGCGCCAGCACACCGGCACCACCCTCGCCAAACACCACCCCGAAGCCCACGCCCAAGCCCTCGACCTCATCCGCCACGGCGAAAGCATCACCGAAGTCGCCCGCCTCATCGGCCCCGAACTCGGCAAGACCGACCCCGGCAGTCAGGACGGCCTTCGCAAAATCATCCGCGGCTGGATCATCGAAGCCCAAATCGACCTCACCGCCATCGCCCGCCTCAAAGCCGCCATCGTCCGGGACGAAGCCCTCGAAGCCGCCGCCAACCTCCTCCCCCACGCCAAAGTCCGCGACCTCGGCCCCATCGCCATGACCCTCACCCAGGCCAACCAGGTCGAACGCAACCTCGGCGGCCTCCCCACCGAAATCAAACTCACCACCAAACTCACCCTCGCCGACCTCGAAGCCCTCCGCCAACCCCCGCCCCCCCGCGACATCACCCCCATCATCGACCTCGACCCCACCGCCCCCGCACCATGAGAAACATCAACCTCCCCAAAACCCAAATCCACGTCCGCGCAGACGCCTTTGGCGGCCCCGCCGACCGCTTCGAAGTCGCCTGGCTCGTCTCCGTCCGCGCCATGCGCAACCGCCCCCTCTGCTTCCAAGTCTGGGTCGAACGCTTCGCCGCCTGCTTTGACAAAGTCCCCCCCCAGTGCCTCTACTGGTATGAACCGGAAGACGACCACACACCCCTCCCCCTGCACAAAGTGCAAATGTGGGAATGCCTCTCCGGCTCCATCGAACTCTGGCGGAAGGAACAGCTCAGTGACGTCCCCGTCCTCGTCAACATGGGCAAAGGCCACCCCCCCATGACCGGCCACTACTGGTTCACCCTCGACTACCTCCCCGAAGGCCAGCCCAGCGGCCACCTCGACATCGGCGACACCGAACTGCTGGAGGAGCACAAAGAAGCCAACGTCATCAAACTCTCAAACGGCCAGCTCGCCATCTACCCCAACAACCGGTTGAAGTGGCTCCCCGTCTCCCTCACCCCCCCCGAAGCCGCCACCACCATCCCCGACTGGCAAGTCGCCACCAACGCCCAGTGGGACGAATGGTGGACCGACTCCGAAGAAATCCTCGGCCACGCCAAATGGGCTTATTGAACGACAAAGAAATGGCGACCCTGGGGGAATCCGCCGCAAACACTCAAACCACTGAATAACATGAAAAATACTGCAACACTTTATAAGGGGTCGCCATCTTCGGCTGGTTATGCGCCTCGGGAAACGTGTCTGCTTTGCGGGCATGAACTCCAACTTGTCCGGCCTGGGAAGCACCAGTGTAATCACTGCGAAATCGAACCGGACTACTTCGCTGTCTATGTGCAGCGATCCGCAAAAGCACGCGGCAGTTTCCTGCTTAACGTCTTAGCTAGAGGGAAAGCTGATGCACTACGCATTGCCCGCAATCACGGCCACAAGCTGCCCCGCTGGTCTTATGCTACCCACATTGGCAAGTGTGGCTACTACGCTGCGTTGCGGGCCGTGTTTCGAGCATAACGCATAGCTCATGGACACGGCACCCTCAACGCTGGAACTCGCACTGGACGCGCCCGCCGTGTTCCATGCACCGTCTTGTTCGCCTTTGCGGGTGCTGGTGGCGTGCGAATACAGCGGAGCCGTGAGGGATGCCTTCCGGGCCTTGGGGCACGATGCCATGTCCTGCGACCTGCTGCCCACCGATGCCGATGGGCCGCACTACTGCGGCGACGTGCGCGACCTGCTGGACTATCCGTGGGACATCATGATCGCGCACCCGCCATGCACTCACTTGAGCGTGAGCGTCGCGAAGCACTTCGAGGCGAAGCGAATGGATGGGAGACAACAAAGCGCCGTGAGCTTCTTCATGATGCTGGCCCGCTCACCGATCCCGAAAATCGCCATCGAAAACCCGGTCTGCATCATGTCGAGCATGTGGCGGAAACCCGACCAGGTGATCCAACCGTGGCAGTTCGGCCACGGCGAGACAAAGGCAACGTGCCTCTGGCTCAAGGGACTGCCAAAGCTCCAGCCAACGAACATCGTGGAAGGCCGCGAACAGAGAATCTTCAAGATGCCGCCGAGTGCAGACCGATGGAAGGAACGCTCGAAAACCTTCGCAGGAATCGCCGCTGCGATGGCCCACCAATGGGGCGGATTCCGTCAGGCGAACGCAGAGGTATCCCACAAATGACAGCCGCCTCAACGCTTCCGCTTCGCCCCAATGCTGCCACGGCTGGCATTTGTTGGGATCACCGTCTTGTTCCCCTTCGTTGGTCTGGCACGTTGAAGAAGCGCCAGCCAATGCGGTTGTTGCCACGCTGGAGGTTCGCGCCTGCCATCCTTCCAATCGTAAGCCGTGCCGCGAGGACAGTTCAAGGCTGCTATGATCTGGGTGGCGGTGTAGTCGGTAAGCTGTTTAGAGAAAGTCACGGCGCAAGAGTAGCCCATAAAAATAAATCGGCAATGCCGAAAATAGACCTTGCAAAGAATCGGCAATGCCGACATAGTAAGCACATGACAACATCTGAGCAATACGACATCCACCCAATCGAATGCGCTGTGATCGACTTGGAAGATCGCAGCGGCAGCAAATGGGAAGCGTGGACTGCCGCTGAAATGAAGCACCTGAAAAAAGCCTGCTTCGCCAAGTCAGCGCCAGCAATCGGCCCCGACCTTTACCGTGCGGTGGTGGCAGAAAATAACGGCTGGGCATACAAGGCTGGAGCCGCAGACATTAACCAGGTCGAACAATTCGCCCGTGAATGGGAACAATTCAAAAATGAAAATTACAGCACATTGGCAAATTAGAGTTGACGATGGACCGGATGTAATAGTTCCGATCATACACTCATCTGGAGCGGCATCCATGAAGGGCAAAATCAACATGGCAAAAATAGCGCGGATCGCAGCCACCGCACAATCCATAGCAGGGCGCGGAAATATCGTGGAGTTGATTTTATTCATTCAACCCGCCCCATCTACCGAGCCGCAGAATGAGCAGGGGAACAAGCAAATAACACACTAGCGACACATGCACACCTCCCGCCAATCCCACACCCGCAAAGCCATCCAGCGCGCCTCCCAGCGCGGACGCCTCATGGCCAACCAACGCTGGAAGCTCGACCGCGAACGCCGCGCCGCCCTCGCCGCGCTCGCCATCGCCGACCCCCTCCGCGCCCCCGGCCAGATCGTCCGCCGCCTCATCATCATCGACGCCGACCAGGTCGCCCACGAACTCATCATCCGGGACTACCACAGCACCCGCGCCATCAACCGCCTCCTCGCCCCCCACCGCCTCGTCCTCAAGCGCAAACCCTGATCTCCCCCATGCCCCTCCTCGACCCCCAGCTCGCCACCGCCCTCCACCAGCGGCAGACCCCCAGCCCCGTCGTCGACCCCATCCCCCTCGCCACCCTCCTCACCCACACCCAAGAAACCGCCCTCACCCTCTACAACGCCCGCGAGGAAGTCATCCAAAACATGATCGACTACCCCCTGGAATGCGCCTGGGTCCCGCAGGACTGGTGGCTCTTCCTCCACGAACTCAGCCTCAAGCGCATCGCCTACCCCGGCGCCGTCCTCGAACTCTACATCTCCGGCGGCATCCGCTCCGGCAAATCGTTCGTCTGTGCCATGCTCATCGTCAGCCACCTCATCTACACCAGAAAGGCCGGCATCTTCTGCTTGAGTCGCACCGACAACACCTCCCAGAAACTCCAACAAAAACCCATCGAACACTTCATGCTCGAAGAATTCATGGGCGGATCAAGCGGCAAAATCGCCCAACAACGAAACCAAAAGCTTAAATTCTCCGGCGGCAAATTCACCGACAACAAACTGGAGAGATACCTCACCGTCCTCGACGAAAACAACACCCCCTTCAAAGGCGGCGGCGAACTCGAATTCCGCTTCTTCTCCCAGGAAGTCGAAAGCTACCGAGGCTACGCCCTCACCACCGTCTGGTCAGACGAAGCCGTCCCCGTCAACCACGTCGAAGCCCTCTACGACCGCCTAGTCTCCCGCGCCGTCGACACCACCCAGGCCGCGCACCGCCAGCGCATCCTCATCCTCGAACGCCAGCTCGCCCGCCTCGCCGCCGGAGATCCCACCACCCCGCGCCCGCACCCCGCCCAGCTCGGCGCCCTCATGCACGGCGTCCACCTCATCTCCTACACCCCCGAAGAAGGCTACACCGCCACCGTCCGCCGCTACTTCGACGGCGCCCACCGCCCCGAAAAGCACCTCATCATCGCCCCCGAACTCGAAGGCAAACCCGGCGTCACCGACCCCCGCGTCCCCAAGATCGCCTACCCCACAGACCCCACCCGCCTCGTCGGCTTTTTGCACACCTCCGCCAACAAAATCGTCGACAGCTACACCGAACTCTCCCGCAAAGCCGCCGACTGGGACGAACGCACCATCCGCATCAAACTCTACGGCGACGCCGCCCAGGCCGACGAACGCCTCTACCACAGCTTCAGCGACCGCCACCTCACCACCTGGGAGCACCTCCCCCGCATCGCCTCCCTCTACGAAGTCGTCGACCCCGGCGGCTCCAAACCGTGGGTGATCACCTGGTGGCTAGTGGACCCAGCCGGCCGCTCCTACCTCGCCCAGGAATGGCCCACCCCCGGCTGGCGAGTCGACGGCTACGACCTCGGCCCCTGGGCCGTCCCCAGCAAAGGCGACAAACTCAACGGCGACCCCGGCCCCGCCCAAAAGACCCGCCTCGCCTGGTCCCGCGCCCACTACATCAAACAAATCTGGGAAGGCCGCAAACGCCTCATCGACAAACTCGCCGAAACCGGCACCCCCTACCAAGGCCGCACCCAGACCGGCCCCCTCACCTGGACAAACGGCTGGACCCTCGACGGCACCTTCGCCCTCCCCGAAATTTCCCTCATGGACTCCCGCTTCGCCGGAGCCCCCACCGAATCCAAAGGCCAGCACACCACCGTCCTCGAGGCCATGTATGACGAAGAGCACGCCATCCCGTTCGACCCCGCCGCAGGCGTCTCCCTGGACGAAGGCGACACCATGATCAACACCGCCCTCAACACCGACCTCCTCGGACTCCCCGGCCTCCTCATCAACACCGAATGCCAGAACACCCTCTTCACCCTCCGCACCTACACCCTCCCCCCCTACCGCGACACCACCTCCTACAAAGACGAAGCCTGCAAAGACTTCCGCGACCCCATCGCCTACCACCTCCTCTCCAACCCCCGCTACCGCGACCGCACCACCCCCGCCGCCCCCGCCTGGAGCGGCTACTAACTCACCCCCAAACAAACACCCATGAACGACCTCACCCTCGAAACCGAAATCGCCACCCGCCACGGCATCCCCCTCGGACGCCTGCGCGACTGGCGCAAAGACAACACCCTCATCGAAGGCACCCACTGGCAGCGCCAGCCCAGCAAAGCCATCGCCATCACCCCCGCAGGCTACACCGCCATCCTCGCCCAGGTCCAGCTCCACCCCGACAGCGCCCTCGAAGGCGACCCCGAAGACACCCCCACCCAAACCACCGCCACCATCCCCCTCAAAGTCGCCCGCAACCAAGGCCTCAACCCCCGCCTCCTCCGCTGCCTCCTCATCGACCCTATCGAAGGCATCGGCCCCCGCGTCGCCGTCCGCCTCATCACCCCCCGCGTCGCCACCCGCCACTTCAAACCCGGCACCACCATCGAAGCCACCCCCACCGACACCCCCGACATCTTCGAATACCACGGCCCCAAACCCCGCACCTTCCGCATTTAACACAGACCCCTTTTTATGACCAAACTCGACCAACTATTTGACGAATTCCGCGAAAATGCCGTGGAATTGCTCTCCAAAGAAGCGCGCGAAACCTACATTGCCGAAACACGAGAAGAGCTATCCAAAGCCCCCTTGATTTGGATGGATGACGAAGGCCTAAAGATCACCGTTTTCTTTGATTACTGTGAAGAGCAAATCCAATGGCAAATGCAGGGAATCATTGGGGACTGGGTAGAGCAGGAATGTTTCAACGTGCGTTGCTATCCCAATGCCGCCGCAAATGCTGAACGCGCCGCATCTTGGCTAGAGCAGGCAGCTAAAAGACTCCGTGAACGAGCCAACCAAAATCAATAACCAACCCCACCCCCCCAAACAAACACCATGACACCCACCCCCACCTTCTACCCCATCATCGACAACGGCATGGGCCTCTCCGTCACCTCCTGGGCCTTCTCCATGCTCGCCGCCATCCGGGGCGAAAGCGTCTTCTGCCACATCTCCACCCCCTATCCCGGCTACGCCATGAACATCGCCACCCGCCACTTCCTCGACAGCGGCTGCCAGGAAATGGTTGTCATCGACACAGACCTCGTCTTCACCCCCGACCACCTCGCCGCCCTCATGGAGCACAAAGAGCCCCTCGTCTTCGGCCTCTACGGCAAACGCAAGATCCGCTTCGACCCCCCGCTCACCCCGCTCCCCGGCCAGGAAGACCCCGGCCAAACCGACGGCCTCCTCTGGGAAGTCAAAGAAACCGCGCGCGGTTTCATGCGCGTCCACCGCAGCGTCTTCGAGAAAATGCGCCCCCACGTCGGCACCCTCAAAGGCACCGAATTCGGCGACCTCCCCAACTACTGGCCCACCAACCCAGACGGCACCTCCGAAGACTTCGCCTTCTGCAAAGCATGGCGCGACCTCGGCGGTCGCATCCTCATCGACAAACGAGTGTTCGTCCGCCACGCCGGTCAAGTCCTCTACCCCGTCGCCAAATAATCAACCCGCACCCCCGCCCATGTGTGACAAACTCCTCACCCGCGCCGAAGCCCGCCACCTCCTCGCCCAGGCCGGCATCGGCATCTACCGCTCCCGCCTCGTCCTCATCGAGATCCGCCCCCACCCGCACAACCTCCACCAGCGCCAGCTCTGGCTCAAGTCGTCAGTAAAGAATTGGATTGACAACCACCTCCACGCCCCGCAATCTGCCCACGTCGTTCCTGGGGAGGAAAGCAGACCGGCGTGTCACCACGCCCGCTCATGACATCCACATCCGACCCCGGCACCCTGCCAGACGTGATCGACCCCGCCAAGCCCCTCGACGGCTGGCGCGTGGACGACGCCCTGCGCGAACTGCAAGCCGCCGTCGGAGACGCTACTTGGTTCACCGCCCTCATGGAGCGCAACGAACGCACCCGCCAATGCTGGTGGGCAGGCAAGAACGGCACCGGACGCAAAACAGACAAACCCGGCCAGCCAGCCATGCCCTGGAACAACGCCGCCGACCACGAGGTCCACCTCACCGAAGAGATCCTCCGGGATCGCCAGGCCATGTTCCTCGCCGCCCTCGCCAAAGGCGCCCTCTCCGTCATGCCGCAGAACGCCGATGACGCCCCCCGCAGCCAGCGCATGAAGCAAGTCCTGCGCTACTACCTCACCACCGCCATGGGCAGCAACTTCGCCACCATGGGCCTCCGTGCCGGCAACTGGGCAGACCGCACTGGCCACAGCCTCGTTTATGTTCACTGGAAGGAAGAGCGCGGCGCCGAACGCCGCATCGTCACCCGTGAAATGCTCGAAGCCGCCCTCGCCCAGCAACTCACCCCCCAGACAGACCCCACCGACCCTATGGCCGCGGAAGCCGACATGGCCATGATCGCCGAAGACGTCCCCGTCATCCTCGAAACCATGCTCATGGATGACACCCGCACCGACGAACTCGCCAATTTGATTCTCCTCCTCGACCCCGGCCTCGCCGCCCGTGGCCCCACCGGCTTGAAGGAAGCCCGCCGCGCCGTCAAGCAACTCCGCACCGGCACCGCCGAAGGCGCCGAATACATCTCCTCCTACGTCCGCACCTCCCGCCCGAACTGGGAAACGCTGATGCCTTTTGTCGACGTCTTCTACCCCCCCGAAACCGTCATGGAAGACGGCCTCGACAGCGCCCGCTGGATCGCCCGCGTCCAGTGGCTCTCCGCCCAGCAGCTCCGGGAAGAAGCCGCCATCCACGGCTGGGACAAAGCCTGGCTCACCGAAGTCCTTGAGAAGCACAAAGGCCGCCCGCAATCCTTCAGCACCTACGCCAGCAACATGCCCGAGTGGGCCTTGTCAGGAATGGGCGTCCGCTGGGCCGGCACCAGCGGCACCCTCATCGGCGGCGAATACGGCAAAGGCGAAACCCAAAGGAACCTTTACCAAATCGTCCGCCTCTGGGACCGCGCCACCACCCCCGACGGCCTCACCGCCGTCTACGAAACCGTCCTCCACCCCGACGTCCCCGACAAAGTCGCCAAACGCGAACTGCTCGAGCACTGGGACGGCATGTATCCCTTCTTCGCCGTCACCAGCGAGATGACCGAGAAACTCCTCCTCGGCTCCCGCGCCATCGCCGAACTCACCAAAACCCCGCAGGACGCCATCAAAGCCCAGTGGGATTCAAGAACGGACATGGCCAGCCTCACCACCGTCCCCCCGTGGACCGGCCCCGCCGAACTGAAAGGCACCCGCATCTCCCCCGGCATGTTCATCGAACAATGGCGCGCCGGAACCATCGGCGCCTTCCCACTCCCCGGCCCCGATGGCCGCTCCATCGAAATCGAGAAAACCCTCCGCGCCTCCACCGACCGCCTCTTCGGCCGCGTCAGCGACAACGTCCCCAGTCAGACCTCCATGCTACGCGGCCAGGCCGACCTCGACTGGTTCCTCCTCTCCATCACCCGAGGCGTCCGCCTCACCGCCCGCCTCATCCAGCAGTTCATGCCACCGTTGACCGGCGCCCGCATCATGGGCACCGGCGAACCCGTCATCGCCGACCGCGAAGAAGTGCGCGGCAGCTTCGACTACAACGTCGCCTTCGACGTCCGCTCCCTCGACCTCGAATGGGCCAAAGGCATGCTCGAATTCATCAACCAGCAATTGATGCCGCTCGACCGCCGCAGCCAAATCAACACCGGCCCCATCATCGAATTCGGCTTCAACATCCTGCACCCCTCCCTCGCCGCCGTCGCCGTCCAACCCATGGAACAAGTCTCCCAACAGGAAGTCACCGAAGAACGCGCCGCCATCACCGAAATCTTCGCCGGAGGCAGCCCCCCCTTGTCAGAAGGCCAAGACGCCACCGCCCGCTCCGGCGTCATGGTGGAAGAATACCAGAAGTCCCCCCTCCGCCAGCAAGTCATCGCCACCAACCAGCAGATCCGAGACGTGTTCATCGCCCGCCTCGAACACCACGTCTTCCAGCTCACTCAATACGGCGAGAACGCCCAGACCGGACGCCTCGGCGCCGCCGACCCCCTCAAAGTCCAGACCCCCGCCGAAGAACTCCTCGCCTACCTCAAATCCCTCCCCTCCACCCAATGACCCCCTCACAAAAATCCCGTTAATCCCGCAATCCTGTAAATCCTGTCCCAAATGCCCACCCCCAAGAAAGCTCCTGCCGATCAAAAGCAATGCGATGTAGACGTAATGCACTACATCCCCAAACAACCACCCGCCCCCGCGCTCCTCTACCCCGCCCACGGCTGCCCCCCCCTCGGCACCCTCACCGAGGCCGAGCTCACCGCCCAAATGCGCCAACGCCGCCAGTCCATCCGCGAGCACTGGAATCAACCCTCCGTCAAAGCCATGATCGAGCTCCTCGAAATGCGCGCCGCCCTCACCACCCGCCGCGCCATCTCCCCCGACGCCACCCCGCACGACCAAGGCCAAGCCTACGCCCTCACCGACTTCCTCAGCACCCTCACCCAGATCCCCGCTACCTCAGAAATCGCGTAAATCATAACGCAGAGATGGGATGAATTGGGATGAGATGGGATGAGACGGGATGAACCCCCATTTTGCCTTTGGCATCTGCCTAAAAGTGAGGCAAAACCCACCACATGCCAGAGCACGCAGTCACCTCCGAAGGCCCCGCCGCTGATGCCACCATCGCTACGATGGGCGCTCCCGAAGCGGCCCCCATGACCGAGGCCAAACAGCGCGCTCTGGCCAAACATTTCACCCCCGACCAACTTGCCGCGCTTACCAGCGCCAAGACCGCGACTGAGGAGTCCAAACCGGCGGCGCTGGAGAGCGAAGGGGTTCAAAAGCCCAGCGCCGCCGCAACCTCCACTGAAGACGAAATCGTCCTCGACCTCAGCCAGGACACCGAAGCCGACACCCCCAGCGCAGACCCCACCGACGAAGCCCCCGCCCCCCTCACCGAGGACGACCTCAAGAACCTCGACGAGAAAGCCCGCAAGAAAGTCACCGAAGCGCACAAGGAAGCCGCCAAAGTCCGCAAGCGCGCCCAGGCCGCCGAGCAGCAAGCCGCCGAACTCACCGCCAAACTCAAAGCCCTCGAGGAAGCAGACGCCCAGCGCAGCAACAGCCTCCCCGCCGAATTCGCCGAATCGAACTCCCTCTCCCACGTCACCAATGAGAAGGTCCTCGACGCCTTCGAGGTCGACGCCCGCAACGTCCTCACCATCCTGAAGCACCTCGCCAACGGCGACGAGATCGACACCACCTACCGCTCCCGCGTCGACGGCAAAGACTACGAGATCGACCACACCTACGCCTCCTGGGCAGCCGGCACCATCCTAGATGCCGACCTCCGCCGCAAACAACTCGGCACCCTCAACCAAGTCACCGAGCGCGCCAGCAAACTCGAAGCCCGCTTGAAGGACACCCCCGGCTTCGCCGACCACCTCAAAGCCATCACCGGCGGCAAGCTCGCCACCGAGTGGCCCCAAGTCCGCGTCGAAGCCGCCATCGGCCGCCTCGTCACCGGCGGCCAGTATCGGCTCATCAAAATTTCTCAGACAGGCAAAGCGGACGGGGCGACGAGCCCGTCGGCGGTCACGGCACCGACCCCAAAGAAAGCACCGACTTCCAGCCCCTCCACCCCCCAGCGTGAAATGCGCGGCTCCATGCCGGGCACCGCACCTGCCAATGGAGACGGCGTGTCCACAGCCCGGTTGAGCCAGCTCGAGCAGCAGGCGATGAAGACCGGAAATGCGGACGACGTGAAGGCGCTCATGAAAGCGAAGATGGAGATTCGGAACGCCCAGCGTGCCCGCTCCTGAGCTTAAAGCAGAACGCACGGAACGACAACAAAACCAAACGCCTGCCAGGGATGGCAGCAGCGGCTTTAGCCAGGCCTATGCCTGACCCGAAGTGCCCGTTCCATCCGCTTTACTCATTCAAAATCATGGCTCAAACCCTTGTTTCAACTCTACCTGTGACGCATGAGGATCTCTCCGACGAGTTGGTCCTTCTTAACCCCGATGAAATGGCCTTCACCTCCATGGTGAAGAAAGGCAGCGCACCCGAAAACGTCGAATTCTCGACCCCCGCAGACATCCGCCTCTCCGGCAGTCTCGGTGGGATCAAGGATCACGAAACGGTCGATCGCACCAACATCACCAACCAGCACGTCAACCGCGAACGGCTTCGCGGCACCATCCAACATTTCCGCGAGACCCACGGGGAATCCATTGTCGCCCAGAGCGTCATGGACCCAGCCGGCATCTCGGACCTGTTCTTGGATGGCCGCATGAAAGCCATGACCCGCATGAAGGAAGACATGGAACTCACGTTCCTTTCCCAGCAGGACTGCCAAATGGGCAGCACCTCCCTGGAGTTCCTCACACGCGGCGCCTCCATGGCCATCGACGCCTCCGCCCAGCCAAACTCCAGCTACGCCGTCGCCTCGTCCTACCGCCCAGTGGCCGGACAGAACCTCGACGTCGCCGCAGTCTCCAGCGTCACCGAAGCCAACATCCGCAGCCTCCTCCAAGCCTGCCGCCTGGCCAAGAAAGGCCCAGTCAAATTGACTGGCTTCTGCACGCTCGACATGGCCACCCGGTTCGATGACTACTTCACCGAGGCCTCCACCTCCGGCAGTGTCACCCCCGTCCGCCGCTTCAACAGCAACGGCGCCACCGGCACCTACGAGATCGGCATCACCCGCTACAAGACCCGTTTCGGTT